CATTTCTCAATAAAGGTTGAATCTCTGAGGATTTCATAGCAGCGGCCATTTTTTATTTTGTGACCGATAACGACTTGTAGCTTCAAATCATTAGGGTAACTTCCTACTGGAATGTTATCCTCAGACGGACATTTTATGAAAAACTCTTTATCTTTTTTTACTTGAGGCTTATATTCTGGTGGCTGTGGTATTTCTGGTTGAGGTTGTTCTGGTTGTTTAACTGGATCTGTTGGTATAAATTTGTCAGGATGATATTTTAAAGCCTCGAAAGTTGGATAACTTACAACAGGATAATCAAGCTTTGGTTTATCAATAATATCTAAAGTTGTCGGATATTGTTCCCATGTTCTTGTTCTGGGAATATAAATTTCTTTTATCTGTATCTGTGGTATTTCAATTCTTGGGATTTCCAAGTTTGTTCACCTTTGGTGGTTCTGGTAGCTGTACAGATGGCCCTGTGAAATCTGGTATCTTATCTCCCATAACATCTGGTAATTTATTTTCTAGACTTCCCATGATCTTGTTTTTCAAAGTCCTCTCAAACTCAGGGCTTCCCATATAGCGAATTGCTACATATCCAAAAGCTGCCATTGAAACTGACATCAAGAATGACAGAATAGAAATAATTTTAATAATACGGTCTAGCATTTTATGTTAAAAGAAGCATTAATAAAGGCAAGCGTACCGATGACATTTATGGTACTTTTTCTGATTATAGGACTAGCACCATTGCGTGTCATGTATGGAATTATCGATAAAAATATTCCAATTAAGACTCAGTAGTTTCAGTTTCTTTTATTAACTCTTCTAATTGAGTTTTAGCTCCTTTTAGTTCATATATTTTTTGTTCGCAATTCTTTGCTACTTGAGTGGCTTCATTATAATTATTTGCAATTTGCTGAAGTTCTTTATTGATAGCCTCTAGCTTTGCTTTTAATGAATCAATCATAAAAAATAATAATATATGTTTACTTAATATATTAGCTTCCCTTCAATGCTGCAACTTCGGTTTCTAACGCTTCTATTTTAGCAGTAAGTTCTTGTATCGCTTTTACAAGCATTGGAATTATAAATTTTTCATTTACTCTTAAAACACTATCTATTGTTTGTTTTTCAACTGTAACAGAACTATTACCAAATTTTTGAACTAAATTACTGTCAACAGTTTCGACTTCCTGTGCGATAAAACCATACAAAGTTTCTTTTTCATCATCACAAAAGCCGTCAATCCAATTAAAAGAAACAGGTCTTAAAGATTTTACAGCTTCTAATCCTTTATCTAATGTAGTAATATTTTTCTTTAATCTTATATCAGATGCGTTATATATATTACTTCCACTTGGAGCACCAACATTGCCATTAGTGTCTATAACCATTCTTTGTGTGGAAACGGTTCTTAATGTTAAATTAGCACTATGAAGTGTACCGAAAATTCCATTATTAATTATCTGCATACCAATGGTTCCATGAGTACCACAAGTTATTTGTCCTGAAGAAACTTCTAGATTACCTGTAATTAAGGCAGTACCACCAACTTCAAAATTTCTGGTTAAGCTGTTTGCTCCTTTATTAACACCTAATTTATTAGTTTCTATTGTTAGCGTTGTATTGTCCTCATCTGTATCATAAAATATTAGTGCATCAGGATTCCAAGGTTGACCATTATAAATAGTCCATTTTCTTACATTAGCTGCACTTGAGTGTAATCTGATAAATGGATATGCGTGATTACTACCTCCCTCGAGCAGTAAATTTCCATTTAAAGTTAATTTTTCGCTTAAACTTGTTGTACCGATACCTACGTTTCCAGACGAATTTTGGAAAAGACCTGTATTTAAACTTGGATTACCTGTTGCAACTGTAAAGGTTTGGCCTACTATTCCTACAGGAGATCTTGCAGATGTACTTCTGTTATAAGCATTTAAGTCAACGGTGCCTGATGAATGACTAATTTCTAAACCTTCTGCACCACCATTAGATACTACGAATTTAACTGCTGGACTTGCTGTACCGATACCTACATTACCACCAGCATGGTCTATAACTAAATTATTAGAAGTATTACCAGCAAAAGTTAATGCTCCACTTGTTCCAAGACTTCTATCATTTTGCATGGTAAAAGTTCCATTTGTTGTTTTTACTTCTAACCTTGCATCATCTGTAGCGTCAGTACCTTCTGATTGTATTCTTATTACAGCGTCATCGGAGGAAGATACATCAAGCAATGTATCTGGAGATGAAGTACCGATACCTACGTTTCTATTATCATCAACAGTTAAACCAGCTACAGTGTCTACTTTGACTTGAAACTTACTAGAACCTCTAGCATTATTTGGATCTACATCTATGATGAAATCTGTATTGTCATAACTAATAGTTGAATCATTGTTAGAAACTATTGTATTTTCTATTCTAATCTTACCGCTTTTTATATGTAATAAATCCTCTGGACTTGTTGTACCAATACCTACTCGATTGTTAGAGGAGTCAACGTGTAAAGTATTAGTGTCAATGGTTAAATTACCAGTCCCAGTGATAGCTCCTGTTACGTCAAGACCATTGTCTAAATCTAAATTTTTAACACATTGAACATTATTTGGTCCAAAAACAATAATGTTAGAAGTATTAGTAAGATCCTGTATTCTTAATAATCCACCATTTCCTAAAAAACCAAAATCAGGGTTGTTATCATTTTCTGTAAACTTTAAAACAGTAGTGGTTCCTGTTATTTCTATTTCTCCACTTGTAGTTATATCTTGCGATCCGAAGTCAGGGTTGATCTTGGTTCCTGCTATTGCAGCACTAGCATTTATATCCGCATTTAATATAGTACCGTCTTTTAGTCCACCTGTACTAACTTGTGTAAGTGCCATTTACTTTGCCTCCAATGCTTCTACTTTAGCAGTAAGTTCTTGTACCGCTTTCATCAAATAGACAACCATACCTGACGGATTAAATACATATTTATTAGTTTCTGGATCTATTGGGTAAGCCTCTGAAAATTGGTCAGCTAAATCCTGTGCAATAAATCCTTTATGTTTTGCATCAGTATTTTCTTCCTGTAAAAAATTAAACTTTTGTGGATTTAAATTTTTAAATGAAGTTAATATTGTTTCTGTCCAATTTTCAAAGTTTTTCTTAAGTGTTTTATCTGATGAGCCCGATGAATAGATGGTTTCTGTATTATTAAAGAAAATTTTTCCTACTTGAGAACCAGCACTTCTAAACATAACTGCTGTTGTATTTGTACCACCCGTAGACCTGTCATAAAAATGACCATAACTATTAGAGTTTGTTACCAATCCACCACCACCAAAATTCATCAACGTACTTGTTTCTGTACCACTCGGAGCTATCTGTAGTTCAGTTACTTTAATACCTTCTGTTATTGTTTTTAATTTTTTACTATTGTTAAAATATAGCTCTACTGCTCCGTTTTCAGCCATGTTCATCATAAATTCAGTTTTAGCTGCATTTACAACTTGTAAACTGCTAGTGGCAATATGTAAAACACCAGTACCAGAATCCTCTATATAGGAATGTGATCCATCGTGATAAATCTGTAAATCATTAGCATTACCAAACGAAGCTTTAACATTGTCTCCATGAAAGAAATTATCAGCACTTTGATCCCACACTGCATTTCCATTTGTACCAACAAAGAAATGATCTCCGTATGTTTTTACACCGTCTAAATTTGTCTCAAACTTTTTACTATTGTTAAAATATAGCTCTACGGCACCGTTTTCATTAAAGTTTGCAATATTTTCGCTATTATTTGCATCTATAATTTGAACCTGATTAGATAATATTTTTAAGCTTCCTGTACCTCCATCTTTAATGAAAGAATTTGATCCATCGTGATAAATTTGTAAATCTTGACTAGCACCAATTTGTAACTTCTGATTATCTACTGGTATTTGAATACCGCCTTCAACATCTAACCTTCCATATATATCAACATGACCATCACTATTAACAGCAAGTCTATTTGCACTATTTGTTTCGTCTCTTATTCTAAATTGACCAGTATTAACAACAATTGCATAGTCTGAATTAGCATTAGAATCAGTTAGAAAAATTTGAGGAGCAGCACTTGTAATAGATAATGTCCCAGTTGTAGCTATATTTTGTGATCCAAAATCAGGAGAAATTTTAGTTCCAGCTATTGCTGCACTTGCGTTTATATCCGCATTTACAATCGTTCCATCTACAATCTTTGCACTCGTAACACTATTGTCTGCTGGTTCACTTACCCCAAGACTTTTAAATGTAAGAATAAAAAAGTCACTACCTGTTGCTGGTGCGTCACCCAAGATAATATCCGTTCCATCAACACTGAATCCCTCACTTGGCTGACCTGTTCCTGCTACAGGTTTTTGGATAACACCATTAATACTTACCAATAATTGCTGTGCTGATACAGAAGGAGGAGCAGATAAAGTAAATCTATAAGCAGATCCGTTAAATGTTGCACTACCACCGCCTGTTGCAGAAGATGAGCTAAGTGTATTTATTGCAATATCACTACCACCACCAGCTATTTCAGCAACACTACCATTATCCATCTTGGTAAATAACTTGCCAACGTCAGTTCTTATCGCTACTTCTCCTACAACAAGATCACTAGCTGTTGGATCGCTACCAGAACCTCTTTTATGTTTTATTACATTAGCCATGAGCTATAACCTCCTTTAGATTAATAGCTACCACCGTCTATGGTTATACCATCAAATGTTGTTAGGTTTGTGATCGAACCGCCTGTTATTGCAACAGAGTTGGCAGCTTGGGTAGCAATACTGCCTAAACCTAATGTTGTACGAGCAGCAGCAGCATCCGCATCATCAATCAATGTCTTTGCATAGTTGGACAAACCAAGTGCTGTAAGGGCTGCTGAAGCTGTTGTAGCTCCTGTACCACCATCTCCTATGGCAAGCGTTCCAGTAATCGAACTAGCATCTAGTTTTACCGCAAGTTCTGTAGATTCAATTACAAGACCACCATTTGCTTTGAGGTCAACAGATAATTCGTTACCAGATTTATCAAGACCATCGCCAGCTATTATCTGACCAGCACCAGAGAATTGTGCGAATGTTAAGTTATTCGTTCCAACAACAGCAGATCCAGTATCCGAAGTACAAACAAATCCGTTTTCTGCGTTAACTGTTCCTTGTTCTACAAAGACAAAAGCACCAGCAGCATTTCCACCTGTAGCCATATCAGTAGCTCTTGATGGTGCTCCAGATGCGTTCACGTTATAAATACCATTCTGTGATGCAGTACTTTGGTTCTTAATTAAGATTCGATCACCAGTTTGTAGCGTTACACCATCAATAGATTGACCATTAGCAAACGCAGTCGATAATGTGCCATTTGCAGTAGTTGTAGCGACTACAGAATCTTTAACATCTAATCCCTGTGCGACTCCATCTACATAACCTTTATTTGCAGCATCAGCATCAGCAGTAGGGTCGGCTAGTCCTGTTATCTTTTGAGAGTTTAATGAAACCGCACCAGTAGGAGCAGCCATTTGATCCAATCTATTTGTTCTAACACCTGTATCAAAATCACTGATTTTTGTGTGAGCAATACTTGGAATATCGTCTGATACTAATGCTCTAAACGTAGGTGCAGCATCACTTCCAGTTGTAGGGCCAGATAAAACTTTATTAGCATTTTGAACTGTATCTTTATCAAAGAAACCACCTTTACCCCCAATTTTTATAATGCTTGTTGCTGATCCTCCAGCACCACCCGTTCCTTTACCAATAAACAGGGTTTCAGTTCCTTCCGTAAAAGCTAATTCTGCGTTAGCTAATGAGGTGGGTGCTGACGATCCAGTAGATCTTTTAATTCTTAAGGTGTTTGCCATGTTAGAAGTTTCCTCCGTCTACA